TTTTTAATCAGGCATGAAAAAAGGCGATTAACCGAAGCTAACCGCCTTTAAAACTCGTCTGACTCTCTCAGATCAGTTTTAAATTTACTTGAATCGCCAAGCAAACCAATCAAAAACACAAGATCAAACACTTAAAACAACAAAGGGAACAGAGCTAATGAACCTTTAATTCGATTCTATACTATGCAATTTATAAAATGAAGTTATATTTATAAAAATATATGAAACTTTAATTTATTAAATTAATGGAATGATTTATTATCATATTTATAACTTAAAGTATGCAATAGGAATCAATTGATGAACTTAACCGAATTACTTGAAAAACGATCTAGCACAGTTAGCCAGATGAAAGCCCTAGCAGATGCAGCAGCAAAGGCCCAGCGTGATTTAACAGATGAAGAATCCACACAGTTTGAAACTTTGAAGAATGAAGAACGCAGCATTCAAAAACAAATTGACCGTGTGGAATACCTGCGAAGCCTGGAGCGTTCGGCCCCTGCGGATCATGTAGGTGACAGTCACAATAAAGACTTTGAAAAATTAAAACGCTCAGTGTCAGTTCAGAACATTATCCGTTCACAGATGCAAGGCACACAGTTAAGCGGTGCAGAACTTGAGTACAACAAAGAAGCGGAAAAGCGAAGTGGTAAAAAAGCCCAGGGCGCATTCATTCCATTCGATGCACTGGAGAAACGAGCCGAAGCACCGCGAAACAATACAACCAGCGCCAGCGAACTTGTAGCAGCGAACCACCGCCCACAGGACTATATCGGGGCCTTACGTTCTTCAAACATTGTTCGCCAGATGGGTGTACGAACATTGACTGGATTATCTGGTGATGTAGTCATTCCAAAGTTCGGAACAGGTTTATCACTTGGCTGGGTCGGTGAAGAAGAAGCAGTACCAGAATCAGCAATGACCTTCGATGCAATCACATTGACACCGAAGCATACAGGCGGAAAAACTGAAATGTCGCGTCAGTTGATCCAGCAGTCCAGCCCAGATATTGAAAGTTTAATCCGTGAAGATTTGTCATTCTTAGTGGCAAAAAACATTGATGAAGCAATTTTGGCAGGTACGGGAGTTAAAGACCCTCTAGGTATCCTAAATACTATCGGGGTGCTAACAGGTACAGCGCCAGCAACATGGGCCGAAGTTCTCCAGTTAATCCAGCAGATCGAGGATGAAAACATTACTAATCTGCAATGGTTGGGAACAAGTGCTTTAAAAACAACTTTGGCAGGGATTGAGAAATCAGCAGGTACAGGGCAGTACCTATACCAGAACGGCCAAGTTGGTGAACTACCTTTCAAAGTGTCAGCGAACATGCCAGCGAAAACAGCCATCTTAGGTGACTTTAGCCAGGTGCTTTTAGGTGTATGGTCAGAAATCGACATTCTAGTGAACCCATACGCAGAACCAGCATACAGCCGAGGCGGTGTGCAAGTCCGAGCAATGGCAACGTGTGACGTAGCAGTCCGACATCCTAAAGCCTTTCTTGTATTGACCGATGCGGTTGCAGGTGGCTGATATGGAAAAAAGAGCCTTTAGCGTAGAAAGCAAAGGGCGCACCTTGTCAGGGTATGCGGCTGTATTTGACAGCCCGACCTTGATCGGGAGTTTTTCCGAAGTAGTAAAAAAGGGAGCGTTCACACGTTCCCTTTCTTCTCAGGAAGCGCCAAAAATCACGGCCATCTATGAACACAATCCAGAACATTTATTAGGTCGATTGGGATCGAATACGCTTCGACTTTGGGAAGATGACAAGGGCCTAAGATTTGAGCTCGATCTACCTAACACCACCCTGGGCAACGATGTAGCCGAGTTGGTGAAGCGTGGCGACCTTGCAGGATGCTCATTTGGTTTTATTGTCCGATCCGAGAACTGGACAGATACCACCAGGGAGATTTTAGACGTTGATTTGTTTGAAATCACAATCACCAGTCAACCAGCCTATGACGCAACCAGCGTAGACATTCGGGCCAAGCGTAAAGGCATCAAGCGCCTAGTAGCTGCACAAAAATATCTGGAGTGTTTTAAATGAGCCGTAGAAATCGCAAGCGCCAAGAACAGCGCAACAATACTCCAGCGTATGACACCTATTTTGCCAATGTGCTGAATACTCCAGTCGTGAATGCCAAAACAGCAGAATCTATTTCCACTGTTTACGCTTGTATTTCTGCAATCAGTGAAACCATTGCCAGCCTACCATTTGAAGTGTTTAAGCGAACAGCGACAGGTCGGGAAAAGGCAAAGGCGCATCCGTTATATAAATTGATCCACGACAAGCCGAACCACTGGCAGACAGCCCTTGAATTTCGGGAAATGCTGCAACGACATGTTTTATTGCGTGGAAATGCTTATGCAGAAATTAAGCGGGATCGTAAAGGCATCACAGCCTTAATTCCACTACACCCCGATAGCGTCACAGTTTTATTGAACCACAATGGACACCTTGTTTATGACGTTGTTCAGCATGATGGCAGCAGCAAACGCTTACTTGCAGATGAAGTTCTACATTTACGCTACCACCCAAGCGACAGCACCCCATATTTAGGCAGAAGCCCGATCCAGGTCGCACAGGACACCATTGCCCTTTCATTGTCCGAACAGCAGCACGGGACAAACACTTTTAATAATGGCACCTCATTAAATGGTGTGATTGAAACCCTACCGACCACCACCAAAGATCAAGCCAAACAGATCAGCGATAGTTGGAAAGCGAACTATTCTGGTGTGAAGAACGCAGGCACAACCCCAGTGCTACCAAGTGGCGCACAGTTCAAACCAGTCAGCATGAGTTTGATTGATAGCCAATGGCTTGAATCCAGACAGTTCAGCGTATTGGAAGTATGTCGTTTATTCAGGATACAGCCGACCATCGTTGGAGTGCTGGACAATGCTAACTATTCAAACAGTGTGGAGCTGGCCCGGCAATTCGTAACGCTCACATTGAAGCGTCATTTGCTGATGTGGGAACAGGCAATTAATAACACATGCCTGACAGATATTTATTATTGCGAACACAACCTGGATGGACTACTGCGAGGGGATAACACCAATCGAGCAGCATTCTATCAATCGGCACTATCTAACCAGTGGATGACCATTGATGAAGTCCGAGAGCTGGAGAATCTACCAGTAGGCATTAAGGCGGATCAGGACAATGAAGAATCACACACTGTATAAACCAAAGCAGCGAGCTATCCCATTGAATAGCAGACTATGGCAGAAGATCAGACAGGCCGTTATTGCTCGTGATAGTGGACTATGTCAGATATGTGTTAAGCGTGGCCTAACAGTACCAGGTACAGACGTTGACCATATCAACAATGATGGTGATGACAATGACCTGGATAACCTGATGCTGTTATGCCATGAGTGCCACTCACTCAAGACAGCACAGGATATGGGGAAAGAAGTGAACTGGGGGTGTGACTTACAAGGCAGACCACTTGACCCGAACCACCACTGGAACAAAGAGAAGCACACAGCATGGTATGACTTGCCAAAGTGGAAAGACAACAAATACGCCCAGGCTAATAAACGACTGGCGGAGCTGCGAGCAGGTCGAAAAAATCACGAAAAACTTTTCGATGAAGCACCGCCCATCCAGTCACATTTTTATGACCGCAGTTGAGGGATTTTGAAAAATGGCGAATCCAAGAAAACCAACGGCATTAAAAGAGCTTGCAGGCAATCCAGGTAAACGCCCTTTGAATGAAGCCGAACCTGAATTTTTACCAGCCGAAACCATTGCCCCAGATTGGCTACAAGGTGAGGGCCTGCACCAGTGGAACAAACTAGCCCCACAGATGGCCCTTAATAATTTGCTGAATGTTGCAACCGTTGAACCACTGGCGACCTACTGCGATTTATTGGGCGCATACATTGACAGCCGAAGAAGTGGCGAAGTTCCAGACATGCGTATTTTTAACTCACTTCGATTGATGGCCAAAGAGTTCGGATTCACCCCATCAAGTAAGGGCGGAATCGTGGCACCAGAAAAAGGAAAGAAAAATGACAAGTCCAGATTCTTTAGCTAACTATTATTTTGATGAAGATGAAGCCGACAAGGTTATTGGATTCTTTGCCGAGTGCCTTACTCACTCTACAGGTCAATGGCGTGGAAAGCCCTTCGAACTTCTGGACTGGCAAACCAAATACCTTCGGGAATTATTCGGCTGGCGTAGAAAGGACAACCACAAAAGACGATACCGCCAGAGTGCTTTATTTATCAGCCGGAAGCAGGGGAAAACCGAGCTGGCAGCAGCCATAGCACTGTATTGTTTACATTGTGAAGATGAACCAGCAGCACAGTGTTTTAATGTGGCAGCAGATACGGATCAGGCAGCACTTTGCTTTAATGCTGCAAAGGCCATGACTGAGAATGAACATGAGCTTGATAGCAGATCAGAGATTTATAAGCGGTCAATTGTGGTCCCGAATACTGGCAGCGTTTACCGTGTGTTATCGAGTTCAGCCAGCACAAAACACGGTTTAAACGTGCATTACTGCGGTATTGATGAACTTCATTGTATTGATGATCGGGAGCTTGTAGACGTATTTACCACAGGAACATTGGCTCGAAACAATAGTTTGATTCTCTACACCAGCACAGCCGGATTTAACAAAAATTCTATCTGTTATGAAATCTGGGATTATGCGTTAAAGGTGCAGGATGGAATTATTGATGACCCGACTTTCCTACCGTGCATTTATGCAGCGCCAGACGATGCCGACTGGAAAGACCCTGCAACATGGCAGGCAGCTTGTCCAAGTATGGGCCACACTGTAGACCTAAGTTTTTATGAACAGGAATGTTTAAAGGCCCAGCAGGTGCCAGCTTATGAAAACGTATTTCGTAGACTGTACTTGAACCAATGGACAGAATCAGACAGCCGTTGGTTAAGTTCAACTATTTGGGATGATTGCAAGAATCTTAACTACCCAGACCTTGCAGGTCAGCCATGCTATGCAGGTTTAGACCTTTCAAGCGTTCAGGATATTACAGCCCTTGTTTTGATTTTTCCAAACATTGCAGGCAAGACCTACACACTACCTTTCTTTTTTGTACCTCAAGTGCAGATATGGGAGCGATCCAGAAAAGACAAAGTTCCATATCCGCAATGGGTGGAGCAGGGCCATTTGATAGCAACAGATTCAAAAGCAGTGGATCAGCAAGCCATCCGGTTAAAAACCCATGAGCTGGGGGAAATCTACCAGATTAAAGAGATTGCAATTGATAGATGGAACGCCAGCCAATTAATGACAGACCTTGAAGCAGATGGTTTTGAAGTAGTCGGATTTGGTCAGGGATATGGAAGCATGTCTGCACCAGCGAAGCAGCTTGAAACGATGCTAATTAATGGCGACCTACAGCACCCGAATAACCCAGTTTTAAACTGGATGTGTGCCAATACCGTTGTCGAACAGGATGCAGCAGGTAACGTCAAGCCAAGTAAGAAAAAGAGTTCTGAAAAGATAGATGGGATTGTAGCCCTTTGCATGGCGTTAGGCCGAGCAATGGCGAATGTAGATTTAGACGTAAACGATTGCGAGGTTATATTTTAATGAAATTAGTGACTTTGGAAGAAATGAAGCAGCACCTTAGAATTTTGCATGATTTTGATGATGCAACCATTCAAATTTATCTGGACAGTGCAGAGCAGCATATCAAAAACTTTCTGGGTGATGACTGGATCAAGACCACAGAAGCACCAGCCCCGATTAAGTCGGCTATTCTCCTACTAGGTGCAGACTTGTACCAAAACAGAACCATGCAAGCGGATCAGGCCCTAAATAATAACCGTGCATTTGATTTGCTTTTAGGCCCATACATTACAAAGCAGGTGCATTAATGAATATTGGAGCAATGGATAAACTTTGCATTATTGAGAAACTCTCAATTATTTATGATGAATATAACTATGAAACCGAAGCCTGGA